TCGAATCACGAACCCGATGGAGAAGCTGATGCGCACCAAGACCCGTCAAGACTGGGCAGTAGGATCCACCGTCAAGGTCGGCTTCATGACGCTGGTCGTCAAGGCCAGGCTCACGAACAGCGAGCACCTGCTGGCGAATGCCGCCGGCGACAAGCTGTACCACCAGACCCCGTACAGCGGTGTCCTGTCGGTCAGCGTCCTCGAAGCGCGTGAGCTGCTCGCCGCCGCGTCCTGGGACGCCAAGGTGCAGGCCGAGCGCCTGATCGCCGAATCCCGCGCCAGCGCCGCCGCTGTCGTCGCCATCAACGACATGCTCTTCGCCGCGGTGGCAGCATGAGCGCCGTCGCCCTGCACACCACCAGCGTCGCCGCGATCGCGCGCGCTGCCGCCGCCTACCCGCTGCCGAACGCCCTGCGCGACCGTCTGACGGACGACCAGATCGAGCAGCTGACGGACGAGGCTGACGCCGCGGCCGCGCAGGTCGCGCTGGACGACATGCACCACACGCTGCGCCGGATGTTCCTGCGCGCGATCGAGCACGCGCACGCGGCGAGCACGCCGAAGCTGCCGCGGGCCGTTCGCTACAACGCGGCCACGGAGAGCGATCCGCGCGACCGATGGGCCTACCGCGTCTTCAGCGTGCCGGTCACGATCGTTGCGCACGACCTGCTCGAGGCCGACGGCCCAGACAACCACCTGCACCTGCTGATCGCACCGGAGGCCGACCTGGTCGCCATGCGCGCCGCGCAGCTGCAGGCGCTGGCCACCGACTACGCCGAGGCGCATGCCGAAGGCCTCGTGGCCGCGGGATGGCAGGAATGACCCGGGCGCTTCTCCCCGGCCGCTGGAACCGTCACGGCCGCGCTGTCCCCGACCCGCAGGCCAGCGAGCTGGACAACGTCCACCCGATCCGCCCTGACCTGCCGCCCATCCAGATCGCCGTCACCGGCGGCCGCGTGTCGCTGCGCAAGCGCGCCAGGCGCTTCGCTGGCGCCCTCCTCGACTTCCTGACGGCGCCGAGGTTCCACCTGTGACCACCACCCTCACCCCGTGCATCCCGTTCGGCGGATCGCTGCGCAAGTCCGGCTACGGCTACGGGCAGTCCCAGGGTCGCCAGTTCCTCGCGCACCGGCTGGCCTACGCGCTGAACGAGATGGTCCACCCAGACGCGCTCAAGGGCGTCGTGATCCGTCACCGCTGCGACAACCCGCCCTGCATCAACGTCGAGCACCTGCTGCCCGGCACGGTGAAGGACAACGTCGCCGACCGCGTCGAGCACGGCCGCAACTTGCGCGGTGAGCAGGTCGCTCAGTCGAAGTTGACGCCCGCTCAAGTCCTCGAAATCCGCGCCGCCTACGAGCCCCGCAGCGTGGACGCCAACCAGTACGTGCTGGCGCGCCGCTACGGGGTATCGCAGTCCGAAATCAGCCTGATCTTGTCGGGCACCAACTGGAAACACCTCTGATGACAACCGCAGTCGCTGTTCAACAGCAAATCTCGTTCGACGAGATGATCCGCATGGCCGACACCATGGCGAAGTCCGGTCTCTTCGGCATGAAGAACAGCGACCAAGCGCTCGCGCTGATGCTGGTCGCTCAGTCCGAGCAGCAGCACCCCGCGACGATCTCGCAGGACTACGACATCATCCAGGGCAAGGCCACCCGCAAGACGCACAGCGTCCTCGCGCGGTTCCAGGCCGCTGGCGGCTCGATCAAGTGGAACGAGCTGAGCGAGACGAAGGCGGACGCCTCGTTCTCGCATCCTTCCGGCGGCACCCTGCGGATGGAGTGGACTTTCGAGCAGGCGAAGCGCGCCGGCCTGACGGGCAAGGACAACTGGAAGAACTACCCCCGGGCCATGCTGCGCGCGCGCTGCATCGCCGAGGGCGTCCGCGCCGTCTACCCGGCAGCCATCGGCGGAATGATGGTTCCCGAAGAGGCGATGGACATGCCGACCGTTCGCGACATGGGAATGGCCGACGAGGTCGTCGCGACCCCCCCGCCGCCGCCCGCTCGCCCCGAGCTCACACCCTACCCGCAGGAGAGCTTCGACGCGAACTTCACCGCGTGGAAGGCTGCAGTGCAGAGCGGCCGCCAGACCGCCGACCGCCTCATCGCGATGGTCTCGACTAAGGGAGTGCTCTCCGACGCTCAGAAGACCGCGATCCGCAACCTCGAGGTGTTCGACGCCTCGCCCATCGACGGCCAGGCCGCCGCAACTTCGGACGACCAGCAATGAAAATCCACGACCTGATCCAAGGCTCGCCCGAGTGGTTGGCCTACCGTGCCCAGCACTTCAACGCCAGCGACGCGCCGGCGATGATGGGTTGCTCGCCGTACATGACCCGCACGGAGCTGCTGCAGCAGTACTCCACCGGCATCGCGAAGGAAGTCGACGCCGGCACACAGCGCCGCTTCGACGACGGGCATCGGTTCGAGGCGCTGGCCCGCCCGCTGGCCGAGGCCATCCTCGAGGAGGATCTGTACCCGGTCACCGGCAGCGAGGGCAAGCTCTCGGCGTCGTTCGACGGCATGACGATGGGCGGCGAGACGCTGTTCGAGCACAAGTCGCTGAACGACGCGCTGCGCGCCTGCCTGCCGGTCACCGGGTCGGGCTTCGACTGCGACGTGCGCCTGCCCGACGTCTACCGCGTGCAGATGGAGCAGCAGCTCATGATCGCCGGCGCCGAGCAGGTGCTGTTCATGGCGTCGAAGTGGAACGGGAACAACGACCAGTTGGTGGAAGAGCGTCACTGCTGGTATGCCAGTGACCCGGCACTACGCGCGCAGATCATTGCGGGTTGGGCCCAGTTTGAGGCCGACCTGCAGGGATTCGTCGCGTCCACGCCGGCCGCCGTCGTCGTGGCCGCCGTGGTCACCGCCCTGCCATCGGTCTCCGTCCAGGTGACGGGCGAGATCGCGATCAAGGACAACTTCAAGTCCTTCGAGGTCGCGCTGCGCGACTTCATCGACCACAAGCTGATCCGCGAGCCATCGACCGACCAGCACTTCGCCGACCTCAAGCTGCAAATCGAAGCCCTGGAAAGGGCCGAGGCCGCGCTCAACGCCGCCGAGACGCAGATGCTCGCGCAGGTCTCGTCCGTCGATGCTGCGAAACGCACGAAGGACATGCTACTTAAGCTGGCGCGCGACAACCGCCTGATGGCCGAGAAGCTGCTCGAAGCGCGCAAGTTGCAGATCAAGACCGAGATCGTCGCCGGCGGCAACAAGGCGTTCGAAAAGCACGTGCGCGAGCTGAACGCATCGCTGGGCCGCGTGCAGCTGCCGCAGATCCACGCGGACTTCGCCGGCGTCGTCAAGAACAAGCGCACCGTCGCCAGCCTGCAGGACGCCGTCGACACCGAACTGGCGCGCGTGAAGATCGAGGCCAGCAGCGCACACCTGCGCCTGGACAAGAACCTGCGCACGATCGACGCCCAGGAGGCGTATGCGTTCCTGTTCGCCGACGTCGCCGTCCTGGTCGCCAAGGCGCCGGACGACCTGGCCCTGCTGATCAAGTCGCGGATCGCCGACCGCGAGGCGAAGGAACTGCAGCGCCAGGAAGCTGAACGCCTGCGCATTCGCATCGAGGAGCAGGCCAAGGCTCAGCGCGAAGCCGACGCGCGCGCAGCCGAGACCCTGCGGCAGGAGCGCGAAGCGCAAGCCGAGCGCGACCGGGCGGCCGAGATCGAACGCAAACGGGCGCAGGATGAACAGAACCGGATCGACCGTGAGACGAAGGCAGAGGCCGACCGACTGGCTGAATCCGAGAGGCTGTCGAAATGGGTTGACAACGGCAAGGCAGTGAGCGTCATCCACGCCGCGCCAGCGCCAGCCCCTGCCGCGCTGGCCGTCGTGCCGTTCCAGCGCGCGGCCGCGCAGGCGCCGGTGGCCAACGAGCCCGCAACCCTGAACCTCGGCGCGATCTGCGCGCGCCTGGGCTTCACCGTTACCGCCGCGTTCATGTCGGAGCAGCTGCACATCCAGCCCGCGGCGGTCGACAAGACGGCCCGGCTGTACCGCGAGAGCCAGTGGCCCCTGATCTGCGCTGCGCTGGCGCGTCACATCGCGCACGTGTGCGAACTGCAGGCGGCGTGATGTCCGATTTCGAAGACGCGCCTCGCACTCTCGAATGCAGATTTTGCGGCGCAAACATCGTGTTCAAGGATCGCGTTCCCTACGGCGAGGACGGCCGTGAGCATCGGTGCCTCCGCAGTAGCGGAAATGGCGCCGGGGCGCCGCGCGCCTACACCTGCAATCGCTGCACGGCTCCGATCAGCTTCAAGGATCGGCGCCCGATGAATCCGAACGGCACGCCTCACCGCTGCATCGCCGAGGCACGTGCCGCAAGCGAGCCGCAACCGCGCGCCGAGCCGAAGGTCGACCCCGACACCGGCGAGCTTTTCACTTTCTGACTACGGGGCGGTGCCGACGCGATGACGGGTCGCGCCGGATGTGACGCCGCCCCACCCATCACCACCAACGGAGAGAAACATGACGAAGACCTTCAAGCCTGCCCAGCCCTTTAAGGATGGCCCGCGCCCGCCCATTGCGCTGACGTCCGTCGATTCGTCACAAGTCCGCGCGATCGGCTACGACCCCGCCACCGCGACGCTGGCCGTCACATTCAACCGCGGCAACGGCGCGATCTATCACTACCCGAACGTCTCGCCGGTGATGTACGCGGAGTTCATCGCGTCTGAGTCGATCGGTCGCTACTTCGGCCTGCACATCGAGCCGCTGCAGTTCGAGAAGTACCCACCTGAAGAAACCGCGCCGGCCTGACCCTCTGAGGGCCGGCGCCGCCAAGTAGTAACGGCGACCTGGTGGAGCAACACCGGCCCACCCCATTCATGGCCAACCGCGAGCCCGTCGCGGCAACTACCACTCGAAAGCGATTCATGACCACCACAACCGAAACCAAGACCATCAAGTTCGCCGTCATTGCCGCGCTCTCGCTCGGAACTCCGTTCGAAGGCGGAACGTTCGCAGGCATCACCACGCAACCCGATGGCACGCCCGTCGCCGTCGTCTACCTCGGAACCTCCGGCGATGAGTTCGATCACGACGGCTGCATCGCCCATGCGCGCGAACGCGGCGGTCAACTCGTATCGCGCGCCGCCTTCCACCTGTTGCGCGCGACCATCAAGGATCAGTTGCCCAAGGAAGGCTCGTGCTTCACCGCCGACCTGCTCACCGCCGACACCGGCCGCAAGTCCGACGCGTCGTACGCCTGGGGTTGCTTCTTCGGCTACGGCATCACCTACTACTACGACAAGAGCTACGAGCGCCAGGCAGTCGTCGTCCGCTTGATTCACATCGAAGTCTGAGTCCTTCAATCCTTCTTTCCAACTACGAGGAGACCCCATGCCCGAGATCACCCTGGATGCGCTGAAGTCCGACTACGTCGCGCTGGGCGCGCGCATCGCAACCTACGAGGAGAATCTGCCTCGCATCCTGAACATTGCCGGGGCGGCAATCGAACTGCGCGCGGGCGAGCACTACGCCGGCGAGATGCTGAAGCCCGATGGCACGTTGGACTATCGCCTCGCGCTGGTGTCGGTGTCCGACAAGAAGTACGACCACTCCGGTGCTGGCAACTATGCCGAGAGTGTCGGTGGCAAGCGGCCGAATCTCGCTGAGCGCGGCCTGCTCATCGCGAACTGCAAGGCCCATCTCCCCACTGAGGGTGTCTTTTGGCTGGAGGACGAATACGAGGGCGACGCGTCGTACGCCTGGGGTTGCAGCTTCGACGACGGCTACGCCGGCTACGACAGCAAGAGCGTCGAGCGCCAGGCAGTCGTCGTCCGCAGATTGATCCCTTAATCCTTCAGTCCTTCTAGCCGTGTCCCTGCACACCAAACTCCCGATCCATGCGACTGGCAGCAAGCTGCTATCGCTGGCGATCCGCATCAAGATCCAGATGCCGCGCGACGTCAAGAGGCTTGGCGACGAGATCAAGGCGTACTGCATCGAAATGCTGACGCTGATGGCCCGCGCCAACGCCAGCATGAAGCCGGCTGATCGCCGTGGATACATCGAGCGACTACTCGAAGTCCAAAACACCGTGCAGATCCTGTTGCGCATTTGCCTCGACGACAAGTACATGTCGGTGAAGCTATGGGCGCAAGCTACCGAGTTGCTGGATGGGATCGGCAAGCAGGGTGGCGGCTGGCTGAAGAAGACCAATGAACGAACCGCAGGAGCGCCTGCAGCATGACGGTCAAGGCCCTTATGCCCGTGCGCCATGTGAATCTGGTTGCGCCCCTCGCCCACAAGGCGACGGACATGCACACCACAGATACCGCCGCCTCCGCGCGGGCCGCGTCTGGTGCAGCTCGCGATCTGATCGGCGCAAGCCTTCGGATCGTCGGCCTTGAAAGCGCGACAACTACGCGTCGTACGCCTGGAATTGCAACTTCGACAACGGCAACACCAACTACAACAACAAGAGCTACGAGCGCCAGGCAGTCGTCGTCCGCAGATTCCAACCTGTTCCACCTGCTCGTCGAGGCGTACCTCGATTGCCGGCGCACGAAGCGCAACAGCGCCAGTGCCCTCGCATTCGAGGCCCACCTGGAGAGCAATCTGTGTGACCTGCACGAGTATCTGGTCTCAGGCGCCTACCGGCCTGGGCGATCAAACTGCTTCGTCACACTGCGTCCCAAGCCACGCGAGATCTGGGCGGCCGGCTTCCGCGATCGGGTGGTTCACCACCTGCTTCACAACCGGATCTCGCCTCGCTTCTATCGGTCGTTCACGGCCGACACCTGCGCCTGCATCCCGGGCCGCGGCACGCTGTACGCCGCGCGCCGCCTTGAGGGTCAGGTGCGCAGCCTCACCAAGAACTGGTCGCGGCCGGCCTTCTATCTGAAGTGCGACCTGTCGAACTTCTTCGTGGCGATCGACAAGCACGTGCTGCGCGAGCAGCTGGTGCCGCGCATCGAGGGCGCCTGGTGGCAGCAGCTCGCCGAGACGGTGCTGTTCCACGACCCTCGCGATGACGTCGAGGTTCGCTCACCGGCGGCAGTCATGCGCCTGGTGCCGCCGCACAAGAGCCTGTTCAATGCGCCAGCGGATACCCCTACCCCTCCGGCGCGCGTGCGCCAGGCGCAGATCGACCTCTTCCAAGGAATTGCAGCATGAAAGAACGCCCTATCCTCTTCAGCGCCCCGATGCTGCGCGCGCTGCTCGCCGGCCAGAAGACGCAGACGCGGCGCGCTTGGCGTGTGCAGCCGCCGCCCGGTACGCAAGTCGGCTGGGTACCGGGTCAGTCCACCACGCCCTATGGCAAGTCGGGCGACCGACTCTGGGTGCGCGAGACGTGGCGCGTCGGATCGCGTCCGTGCCCGCACGAGGGCGGCGTCGACGGCCTGGAGTACCGCGCAGACGAGGTGCTGCTCGAAGAAGGCGACCTGCTGCCGCTCTACCGTCCCGAGCTGCCGGACGACGTCTGCCTGGGCGACTTCCACTCCGGCTGGCGGCCGTCCATCCACATGTTCCGCTGGGCCAGCCGCATCACGCTGGAGATCACTGACGTGCGCGTCGAGCGCCTGCAGGACATCAGCCGCGGCGACGCCATGGCCGAAGGCTGCCCGTTCCCCAACATGGCGGCCGGCGACGACCCGCGCGAGTGGTTCCACGACCTGTGGGCCCAGATCAACGGCGCCGAGTCTTGGGACGCGAATCCCTGGGCCTGGGTCGTCGAGTTCGGGGTCGTGAAACCATGAGCGCCCTGCCATTCCTCTCCGACGACGAGGTGCGCGAGATCTGCGCACCCCTCAAGGTGCCGGCCTATCAGGTGAGGTTCCTGCAGCGGCTGGGCCTGATCGTCAACCGCAAGCCCAACGGCAAGCCGCTGGTCGCGCGCGGCGAGTTCGAGCGCGTGTTGGTTGGCCGTGCGGCCGATCCGGCGCAGACTGTGGGCGCTGGCCAGCCAGATCGCGCCGCACTGTTCAAGCTATTCCAGGGAGGCAAGCGTGGGTCGCAAGCGCAAGGACGATAGCCTGAGGCTGCCTCAGCGCCTCTATGTGCGCGCGGGCACCTTCTACTACGTGCACCCGGTCACCAACGTCTGGGAGAACGTCGGCAAGGATCTGGCGATCGCCCGGAAGCGTGCGGAACACTACAACGACCCGTCCGGCGAGTACGGCACCATGGCCTGGTACCTGGACCAGTTCATCATCGAATGCGGTAAGCGCGTCCTCGCGAACGACCTGTCACCACGCACGCTCGAGGACTACACCGGCGCGCTGGTGCCGCTCAAGGCCTACTTTGGGAAGATGCTACCGATCCAACTGGGCCCGCACCACGTCGTGGGATACCTCGATGACGGCGTGAAGCTGGATCGCGCCGTGCGCGCGAACCGCGAGAAGGCATGCTTGTCGAGTTGCATCAGTTGGATGCTCCGGACGAACCAGGCCGGCGGCCTGGCGACGAACCCGTGCATGCGCGCCAGCGGCGTGACGCGCAACGAGGAGGAGTCGCGCGACCGCTACGTCACGCACGCCGAGTACCTAGCCGTGCACGCCGTCGCGCCGCGCCAGGTCAAGCTGATGATGGAGCTGACCTATCGCACCCTGCAACGGCCGCAGTCGGACATCCTGCAATGGACGCCGGCGGCGATCCGCAACAAGGCCGAGGGCCGCGTGCTGCACTTCCGACAGAAGAAGACCGGGCGCCTGATCGACATCGGGCTCGATGGCAGGCTGGCCGAACTAATCGACCAGGCCGTCGGCGTAGTGCCGCAGCTGCACCAGCCGATCGTGCACACGTTGAAGGGGAAGGGCTACACCTACGGCGGCCTGCTGGGCATGCTGAACCGGGCAATCGTCAAGGCCCGCGCGAAGACGCCGGCGCTGCGCGCGATGGAGCCGTTCGGCTTCCGTGATCTGAAGGGCAAGGGCGCCACGGACATGTGGGTGGCCGGCGAGCCGATCGAGCGAATTCAGCTTCTGTGCGGCCACGCCGACAAGTCGACGACCGAGATCTACATCAAAGCGCGCTGGCGCGAAACCGCTGCATCCAACGCCATTAAAATCGCGTGAGATTGCAATCCAATATCCAGCACAGACCACGAACTTTCACGAGACACACTATGAAGCACGCAGGATACTCAATATTGGAACAAGCCCAACCCACGCGCGAGCATCTGAGCGGCCTGCGGCGCGCTTCGGGGCTTGGCCTGTTAATCCGTAGGTCCCTGGTTCGAGCCCAGGTCGGGGAGCCATCCCTTAGCGAAGCAGATCAAGGCCTTACAGCGATGTGAGGCCTTTTTTGTTTGTCGCTCAT